CGCGGTGTTGGTGGGACAAATGCGCAGCTCAACACCTTCCAACACCTTGCCACGCCAACTATGATAAACTAGGCATCTATAGCACATAGCGCATCTACCTGCGGAAACGTGTTCCGCGCGTCCCAAAGTTGGCTTTCTTCACCCAAACACAGGTCTTTCGCGGTACAGGTCGGCCACAATCTCGGCGAGTCTCGCGCCGTCTGGACGGTCGTAGTACGCATCCTCCACGTCCTCGCCCTTGTGACCCATGAGTCGCTTTGTCAGCCATCGCGGGGCGCGTAGGTCGTAGCGGTGCCACGTCTGGTACGAGTTGCGCAGGTTACGGAACGGGTGAGCGCCCGTCCATGAGCGGGAGAGCCGCGTCTGGTTCTGGAAGCCCCCCGCGCCGTCGTGCGTGAGCGGCCAGTCGGCGGGGATGGACGCGGCAATCTCGGCGAGCCGTCGCGCGGCTGGCCCCACCACGACCGCCACGCGCTCGCTCTGCTTTGTCTTGAGTTTCGGCGTTGGCTTCTTGCCACGGTTGGGCATCTGGTTTATGACCGGAACCGCGCACACGTCCACGCCATCAAGCACCATCGCGTCCACGTCACCTGCGAGCGGCGCAAGCGACTCGCCCACGCGCATCCCGCCGAACGCGGCGAGTATGAACGCTGGCTCGTACCACGCTCCACGGCATGACTCCCACTCGTCCATGAGCTGCGCCACGTCCCATATTCCAGGGTCTTGCTTCTCGACGGTGGACGGCGAGGGCATCAGGTACTTCTCGCGCATAACGTTGTGATCGCAAAACTCGTAGCGCACGGCGTAGTCCATGACCTTCGATAGCACCTGCGTGGCCGAGATGGCGGGCGAGCGACCCATGCCGCTTATCCATTGCTGGACGCGCAGCGGGCGCACGGCATCGCACGACACGCTGCCCCACACTGGCTCAACGTGCTTTCGCCATGCGGAGCTGTATTGCTCCAGCGACTTTGGTGCGAGGTCACCCGTTGCGACTCGCTGCTCCATGTCGGGCAGCACCCATCTCTCCCACGCTTGCGCGACCGTGGGGCAGGGCGCGTCCTCCGAGTGCTCTAACATCAGCTCTGAACGTACTTTCTCCGCATCTAATCGGGAGCCGCGCACGGTTCGAGAGCGCCTTTTATAGCCATCAGCGCCCGATGCCCAAAAGCGGATGCGCCACACGTTTGGCTGGACTTCGGTGAGCGAAGCCCAAGCCGCACGAGTTTTCTTCTTTCGGCGCGGCATGGCTACTCACACTCCGCACGTTCGATGCGCTCCCACAACTCGTCCAACGTTAAGCCGAAGAACGTCGCAATCAGCTTGCAGTTTTGAATTGATGGGTACTGCGTCTTGCCGTTGCACATGAGCGAGATGTTCTGCTTCTGGATTCCAGTGGCGCGGCTGATTTCAGCCTGAGACGTGTTGTGTTCGGCCATCAGCTCCCGCATAACCTTTCCGAACGCATACATTGCAGCCCCCATCTCAATTGTTTCGGTCAAGAAAAATATACCCAATCTCAAAAATAACGCTTGCATGACAAGTTTTATTGACTATTATTAATAGCCGTGAGGACAAGAAATCTTGTCAACTCAAAACGGTTGCAGGTGACCACGCGAGCGACCCCGCTAACGTCTCGGAACCTTCTCACGGACTCAGCTTCGGCTGGCACGAGGACAGAAGACCATACAAGCGCATCTCGCTTCGGCGGGCGTGCAGGCCATGTGCGCTAGTTTATGGGTTTGCACTTCATGGGGTAAGAACGTGCATTGCCATTCATACATGACAAGACTGGAGGTGATTGGATGGCACAGAATCAGCTAGCTAAGGCGCTTGAGCATTACAAGGTGGACTCTGGGAAGACAAGCAGCGACATAGCAGAAGCGCTAGGAGTCACCCGAGCCACGCTTTGGTCAAAGGTCAATGGCAACACGCCAATCAACATCAAGCAGGCAAAGCAGCTTGCAGATATGTTGGGCATTTCGCTTGAGGACTTCTACCTCATCGCGCCAAATATGGAGCAGTAAAAGAAAGCGCCCTCACCGCTGGCAGACGGTAAGGGCAAAACATGAGAGGAAGGTTCTCATGAGACAAGTATACAGGTGGGAAGTGCGAAAGTGATCGCAATCGATAGCGAGTTTCAATCGCTCATCCCGCCGCTATCCGACGATGAATACGAGCGCCTAGAGAAGTCCATTCTCTCTGAGGGCGTGCGTAACCCCATTATCACTTGGAACGGCACCATCATCGACGGCCACAACCGCTACCACATCTGCGAGGAACATGGCATCAAGTGTCCGCAGAGAGAGCGCGACTTCCCCAGCAGGGAAGCGGCCAAAATCTGGATTATCGAGAATCAGTTCGGTCGGCGCAACCTTAGCGCTTACGACCGCAGCGCACTTGCTTTGCAGTTGGAGCCGCTTTACGCAGCGGAAGCGAAAAGGCGGATGAGCGATGGCGGCGGCTCTGGCGATTCGGGTCGGCAGAAATCTGACAACCCGACACGCACCGACGAGCAGCTAGCCAAACTTGCCGGAACATCCCGCGACACCATCCGCAAGGTGAAGGTAATCGAGACGGAAGCGGCCAATGGCAACGAGACGGCCATCGAAGCCAGAGAAGCGGTTAAGAGCGGCGAGAAGTCCATCCACAAGGCTTACACCGAGGTACGTCCAAAGGCAGACAAGGCCGACACTCGGCCAATCTGCACCATCTGCGGCAAGCCGATAGATGATGGCGATGCCTATGGACATAACCCGTTCAAGCACAAGACTTGTGCCACGCAGGACACCGAGTATCACAGGGGCAGCAATGGTGGACGCGACGGCAGGCTGAACGAGCACAACGACGCAAGCCGCGACCTGCTTGAGAACGTTGCAACCTACAACGTCATAACGTTGGTTGACGAGCTGATGGCAAGCGTCAATGACATGAACGTTGCCATCACCGAGAGCATTTCAATCAACGAAAGCATGGGCGTGGTGCTCACTGGCGAACAGAAGAAGCGTATCGCGGTTGCGACAAGCGCCCTGTTTGAAGCAATCCAAGCGATAAGAGAGGAATCAGAGAATGGCCGTTAAGACCCTCAGATTCGACCAGCTGAAAAAGGCTGGTTACAACAGAGGAATCAACAGGGCGCACGTAAACCGCATCAAGCGTAACTTCCATGAGGACATGGTGCAGCCCACAATCGTCTCATTTAGGGACGGCAACTATTACATCATCGACCATCAACACCAGTCGCAGGCAATCTACGAGCTGAACAACAGTGATCCCAGCACGCCCATTAAGTGCATCGTTCGCACTGGCATGACCTATGAGGAAGAAGCAGACCTTTACTACAGGCTCAACACTGGCTCCAAAGCGCTTTCATTCGCCGATAAGCTCATTGGTCAGATTGAAGCGAAAGACGCGAAAGCTCTGGATTTCCGAGACACCGTTGAATCGTGCGGCTACGTTATCGGCGGATACAGCAACAAGTCGCTAAAGGCTCTGAGCAGCGCATGGGGAATCTTTAAAAAGGAGGGCGGCAAGGAGCGTCTAGTTAAGATTCTCACGCTCGCCCACTCGTGCTGGCCAGACAACCCAGACGGTGTAAGCAAGCCGATACTGAATGGTATCGACTTGTTCCTACAGCACCACGAGAGCGACTACCGCATTGACCATTTTGCATCGTCGCTGGCACTTATTGACCCAAGGGAAGTGCAGCGCAAGGCCAACGCGTTTTACGGCCAGATGGACAGTCGCTCGTTTACCCGTCCATATTGCATCTACGTGCAGCTTGTGACCATCTACAACCGTGGCTTGCGTAACAAGCTGATTCCGGCAACGCCTAACGCATAGCCGTCAACCAACCAACCCAACCGAGCGTCCCGTCCGCTGCGTCCGTCGCACTTCGGTGACCGCCAATGCAGAGCAGCCATGGCAAGCCGCGATGACACTGGCGCAAGAACCGTCGAAAGGCGATGCGGCCAACCATACTTACTCCTTTCTATATATGGATTCACCTCCTTCTCTACCGCACAGCGAAAGACCCGCACCTGACGGCGGCGGGCGTGGCGAAGGGGACGCTTGGCTGAAAGAGCAGCCCAACCAGTGTGCCGTGGCACTTCGGTGACGCGCGTTTTCATGGTGTCGCGCCAAGAACCGTCGAAAGGCGAAGGACAAGTCTGTCGTCCCTTCAGATGTTCGCCTGATGGCTGCGACACACCGATTGGGTTGCTCTTAGAGAAGAAAGGAACCAGTCATGACCCACAAGCAGCGCAAGGCTCTGGCCCGCCACAAGGCCATCGTGCGCAAGCGCAACATCCGCATCAACAACCTCAAGTTCAACCCCGCGCCGTACATCCCCGGTCGCTCCCGCAGCTACCACCTGTACTACCTCTAGGGCGATGCCGGAAGAGATTAGGCCGCTCGCCGTCTACACGGTCGCGCAGGTGGCCGCGCTCGTCCATTCGGATCGTCGGCTCATCTGGTCTGCGCTTGACGCTGGCGAGCTGCGGTCGTTCGTGCCGAACGGATGCTCGCGCGGCCATCGCATCTTGGGTCAGTGGGTGCTTGACTGGCTCGAAAAAGCATCGACGCTCGGCAAGGGTGGGAGCCAGCCGAGCGCCTGAGAGAGAACAGAGCGCGTATCCAAGCGCTCAACACTGAAAGGATACCAGACATGCGTGAAGAGACGTTGGACATCGCGCTGCCGTTGGCGGCGCTGTTCCTCTTCGCTGGCGGGTGGAAGCTGCTCGTCGTACCAATCTGCAAGCTGATGGGGTGGTCGTAGTGCGTACCTCGATGGACGCGCTCGACTACCACACCGCACTGAACATGGCGATGGAGCGCAAGGCGGGCAAGAGCTGGGAGCAGATTGCAAAGCGCTTCCTGTTCGAGAGCGCGGAGGAAGCGAAGAGCGCCTACTTCCGCTGGCAGCATCGGAACAACATCAAGGTGGTGGACTAATGGACAACGACATGGTCGAGATAAAGGCCGAACTTATGCTCGTGGGCGTCCTTGCTCACGCAAAGAAGAGCGAGTTCAGTGCGAAGGTGTTTGAGGCGGTTAATAACCATGCAAGCTCAGAGCTGCTTGTCGCAGGACTCAGCGAGGAAGCCATTCGCGGCTACATCACTGGCATTTTGACGGCGATCAGGGCTATCGACGGCGAGGACGCGCTTGAGCTGTTCCGCGAGTTCTCAGACGGCTTGGAAGAGGCGTCTCGCAAGACCCTGCAAGATGACTTCCGCGAGCAGGTCGAGCACTACAGCGAGACGGGCGAGGACTAGTGGACGAACAGACCATGCAGTCCATCATGGCCGACCTAGAGCGCGGTCGCTCGTGGGACTACATCGCAAGGCAGTATGGGCTTGGCAACGACGCTCACGCTCGCAGGGTCGTTCGCGAGTGGCAGCGTAAGAAGAAAGGTGGGAAACAATGTCAGACAACGTAAAGATTTCCGCGCTTGAGCTTGAGAACGTCAAGCGCATCAAGGCAATCCAGCTCGTGCCGACCGAGAACGGCCTTACGGTCATCGGCGGTCGCAACGCACAGGGCAAGTCGAGCGTGCTCGACGCTATCGCTTGGGCTCTCGGCGGCAACAGGATGAAGCCGCAAGCGCCCAACCGTGACGGTGCAGAAAGCCCCGCGTCGATTCATATCGAGCTGAGTAACGGCCTCATCGTCGAGCGCAAGGGCAAGAACGCCGCGCTCAAGGTCACCGACTCTCGCGGCCTGAAGGGAGGTCAGGCGCTTCTCGACGAGTTCGTCGGGCAGCTGGCGCTCGACCTTCCGCGATTCATGGTCGCGTCCGACAAGGAGCGGGCTGACTACCTGCTCGGCATCCTTGGCGTGTCCGACGAGTTGAGCCGCATCGACGGCGACATTCAGAAGGCCTACGACGAGCGACGCTGGGTCGGTCAGGACGCAGACCGCAAGGCAAAGGCCGCTGAGGACATGGCCTACTACGCCGACGCGCCAGCCGAGACGGTGTCAATCTCCGAGCTTTCGGCGCAGCTTCAGAGGGCGATGGCCTTCAACTCCGAGAACGCGGCTGCTCGCGACAAGGTCAACCGCATGTACGACGAGCTTATGCGCACCGAGCGCGAGATTAAAGAGTTGACCGCGAAGCTCGACGCGCTCACCCTGAAGCACAACGAGCACATCGTCACGTATAACGCCGAGGCCGAGCGCGTCCATGGGCTCGTTGACGTTGACACCACGCACATCGAGAAGGCAATCTCCGAGGCCGAGGACACCAACGCCAAGGTTCGCGCCAACCAGCGCAAGGCCGACGCGCAGCGTGACGCGGAGCAGCTTGCCGAGTCCCGTGACGCGCTCACCAAGAAGCTCGACGCTCTGAGGGTCGAGCGCGTGGCGCTGCTCGACAACGCTGGCATGCCGCTCTCTGGAATGTCGGTCGACGGCGGCGTGCTCTCCTACAACGGCCACGTGTGGAGCGACATGAGTGGCGCGGAGCAGCTTCGCGTTGCCACGGCAATCGTCCGCGCGACCAAGCCGGAGTGCGGGTTCGTGCTCGTGGACAAGTTGGAGCAGTTTGACACGCAGCAGCTCGCCGAGTTCGCCACGTGGTGCGAGGGACAGGGCTTGCAGGTCATCGGCACGCGCGTCGCGACGGATGACAGCTGCACCGTGATCATCGAGGACGGCAGCATCGTCGGTCAGGAGGTGAGTCAGTAATGGCGGAGGAACTTGGGATGGTGCTCACATCGGAGCTCAACCGACCGAGCGTCATGGAGGCGCTTCCGAGCAACTTCAACCGAGCGAGGTTCATCCAGAACACGGTCGCGCTCGTGCAGAGCAACGAAGACCTCTCGCGCATGCCGCAGGCCAAGCTCGTCCCCGCCCTGATGAAGGGTGCCTACCTTGGTCTCGACTTCTTCAATGGCGAGTGCTACGCGATTCCCTATGGGCAGCAGGTTCAGTTCATGCCTAGCTACAAAGGCATGGTTAAGCTGGCGAAGAACTTCTCGAAGCGCCCGCTCACCGACATCTACGCTCACGTCGTTCGCGACGGTGACGAGTTCGAGACTGGCATGGACGGCGGTCAGGAGTACGTTCGCTTCAAGCCCAAGACCTTCAGCGACGCGCCCATCATCGGTGCCTTCGCGGTCGCGCAGTACGTCGACGGCGGCATCAAGGTCGAGACGATGAGCAAGGCGCAGCTCGACGCGGCGAAGCGCGTGAGCAAGGCGCAGAGCGGCACGGCTTGGAAGTTTTTTCCCGAAGAAATGTATCGGAAAGTAGTAATCCGCCGCCTGTGCAAGGGCATCGACCTGAACATGGAGACCGTCGAGCAGGCCCGCATCATGCAGGACGATGACGCAATCGAGGCGGAGGTGACCGAGGTTGACAACCCCTTTGGAGACTAGCGAGCAGTACTACGGCAGGCAGGCCAACTTCGAGTTCATGAGCGCGTCGCAGCTCAAAGCCTTCATCGGCACCCCTGGCATCAGGGCTTGCGAGGAACGCGCCGTAGCCGAGCTGAACGGGCAGTACGTCCGTCCCGCGAGCAACGCGCTCACCATCGGCAGCTATGTCGACGTGATGCTCACCGGAACCGAGGACGAGCAGCACGCCTTTCGCGAGTCGCATCCCGAGATGATTAGCTCGCGCGGCGCGACCAAGGGTCAGCTCAAGTCCGAGTACCGCAGCGTCAACGACATGGTCGCGCGTGCCTTCGAGGACGAGGCCAACGGTGGCATCTTCATGAGGGCGCTGCGCGGCGAGAAGCAGAAGGTCGTGACGGGCGAGATTCACGGCCACAAGTTCAAGGGCCGCATCGACGTTCTCGGCGATGGCTTCATCACCGACCTCAAGACGGTCGAGAACGTCAACAAGCGCTACTACAACGAGGGCTGGTGGGACTTCATCAGCTGGTGGGGCTATGACCTTCAGGGTGCCATCTATCAGGAGCTTGTGTGGCAGATGACTGGCAGGCGGCTCCCGTTCTACATCAACGCGCTCTCCAAGCAGACACCGTGCGACATCGACCTGATTCAGGTGCCGCAGGACAGGCTCGACGAGGCGATGGCGAGGGTGACGCCGAGCGCTTTGGATCGCATCGCGGCGCTCAAGAGCGGCGAGCTGAAGCCTACGAGGTGTGAGCATTGCGACTGGTGTCGCATGACAAAGGTTATCCGACAACCAAGGATTTTGGAGGTAGTGTAATGGCAGACGAGCAGATGTTGGAGCTTGGGCAGACTATCAAGGACGAGCCCTCATTTAGCGCACCCGAGGGTGACTACCGCTTCTTCGTCAAGAGCTGGGACGTGTCGATGTTCCAGCCTCGCGACGAGAACAGCAAGATTCCGCCATGCAAGCAGGTCGACGTGACCCTGCTCATCCCGTACCGCGACGAGATGGGCAACGTGGTGTACGGCCAGAAGGTCGAGCACTTCAAGCTGCTGGCGCGCCTGAAGTTCGTCATCACCAAGTTCTTCATCGCTTGCGGCATCGGCAAGAGCGGCGACGAGTTCACGCTGGACTTCGACCAGTGCATCGGCAAGGTCGGCACCTGCAAGGTTCAGCAACAGGTGGGCAGCAACGGCAACCTGTACGCGAGCATCGACGAGTTCTACGCTCCCGATGTCGCTCCGCAGGTCAGCATGAACGACGGCCTCTCATTCATGGAGCCGACGCCGCAGCAGCAGCCGAGGCCCATGCAGCCGCAGCAGCAGCCCATGGGCTACGGATATGGCTACTAGGCAGCTCAGACCCTACCAACAGGAGGCCGTCGCGGCAGTCCATTCCCACTGGCAGGAGTGGGACAAGGAGCTGCTGGTCTGCGCAACAGGCACAGGCAAGACGGTCATGGCAAAGCAGATCGTGGAAGACCGACTCAGTAACGGGTCGGTCTTCTTCTTGGCGCATCGTGACGAGCTGATAGAGCAGGCACGCTCGACGTTCGGCGGCGCTGGCAAGGTCAAGGGTTCCGAGACTGACATACAGCCAATCACGGTCGGAAGCGTGCAGACGCTCATCAACCGTCCTCGATACGACGGGTTCAAGACGCTCATCATCGACGAGGCGCATCACGCGGTATCGGACAGCTACCAACGCATCCTCGCGCAGTACCCAGACGCGAAGGTGCTCGGCTTGACTGCAACGCCAGACCGCAAAGGCCTTGGCAAGGTGTTCGAGGGTATTGCCTATGAGTACGGGCTTCGACGCGCCGTGCAGGAAGGCTACTTATCGCCGATAGTCGCTAGGACAATCCCAATCGACATCGACCTCACAAATGTTAAGACCAGGGTCGGTGACTTCGAGGTCACTGGCTTGGTCGAGGCGTTGGAACCCTATCTTCCTGAGATTGCCAAGTCGATGGCAGAGTACGCGATGGACAGGAAGACCATCGTGTTCTTGCCTTTGGTCAGGATGGCTCAGGAGTTCGCTGGGATGCTGAGAAGCTACGGCTTCGACGCTCAGGAGGTCAATGGGCAATCGCAAGACCGCAAGGAGAAGCTGGAATGGTTCTCTCACGCTGGCAAGGGCGCGGTCATGTGCAACGCGATGCTCTTGACCGAGGGCTACGACTGCCCAGACGTTGATTGCGTCGTGGTGCTCAGGCCGACCAAGGTGAGAAGCCTCTACAGCCAGATGATTGGGCGTGGGACGAGGCTGGCCCCCAACAAGAGTGACTGCCTTATCCTCGACTTCCTGTGGCTCTCGACCAAGCACGATCTGTGCAGGCCAGCGTCTCTCATCACGGGCAATGACGAGGATGCCCAGAAGGTGTCCGAGAAGGCCGTGGAGGAAGAGCTTGAGCTGTTCGACGCGCTCACCGACGTTGAGGAACAGCGCAGGAACGCGCTCGCCGATGCCATCCGAGCCAACTCGAAGCGAAAGGCGAGGTTGGTCGACCCGTTGACGTTCTTCGTGGACGTGAACGAGCAGGCATTGCTCGACTACGCGCCGGAGTTCCCATGGGAGCAGGAGCCAGCGACCGAGAAGCAGATGAAGCTCATCGAGGGCGCGGGCATCGACACGACTGGCATGTGCAAGGGGCAGGCATCCAAGGTTATCGACGCCATCTTCCGTCGCAGGGACGCAGGATTGGCAACCGCCAAGCAGATGAGGATGTTGGAGCAGAAGGGCTTCCAGAACGTAGGGCTTTGGACGTTCAAGCAGGCCAGCGACATGATGAACAGGCTGGCGAAGAACCGCTGGCGGGTTCCGTACGACATCAACCCAGCGACCTACGTGCCAGCATAAGGAGCAAGCATGATTCACAACGTAACCATCCCGTTCTCGTTCGACACCTCGCCCATCGAGGCGCAGGTCGCGCAGTTCGGCGAGGACGAGGCCAAGAAGGCCATCCGAGAGGCTGTGATGGACGGCCTTCTCTCCGTACTACCTGGCAAAGACAGGGGCTATTACCGCAACCCGAAGCCCAACAACGACAAAGAGATTGACTGGAAGGCGTACGTCGACGAGCGTATGGACGCTTGGATTGACGCCCACATGGAAGACATCGTCGACGAGGCCGCTCTGCTGATGGCGATGAGGGCTGGGCGCGGCAAGAAGTGGCGCGAAGTCCTCGACGAGCTGAAAGCGGAGCGTGATGCCGAGTGAGCCAAGCCGAGGACGTAGACCGCATGTGCGCTGGCTCTGAGCCAGCAAAGAACGGCCTAGAGGAACGTCTGGACATGATAGTCGCGCAGCTGTCCGTCATCGCGTTGGAACTGAACAAGCTGAACGAGAGGCTTCAATGGATGCGCTGACCGACAAGCTCTCCTACATCCCGTCCGACGACTACGACACGTGGCTCACGGTCGGCATGGCGCTCAAGCACGAGGGCTACGGCTGGGAGGTCTGGGACGATTGGAGCCGCAGTTCCCCCAAGTACCAAGAGGGCGTCTGCGAGCGCAAGTGGCGCAGCTTCAACGAGCAGAACGCTGGCGATCCCGCCACGGGCGGCACAATCGACCATCTGGCGAGGCTCAACGGCTGGTCTGATGACTACGGCGAGGAACTGATTCTCGGGCAGACCATCAAGGACGCGTCTCCCACGCGAGACTACGTCTTCGTGGACAAGACAACCGAGAGGGAGAACCTTCCAGAGTTCGACAAGGACAAGTACGACCCGAGGGCTGACGCTTTGGCGTACCTCAATGGGATGTTCGAGGAAGACGAGTACATCGGCTTCAACGGAGAGTTCTCCCGCAAGGACGATAGGCTCGTGCCAACGGTCAACGCGCACAGCTTCACGGCTGGCATGGTCGCGAGGGACGTTGAGAGCGGCCCGATGAAGAAGGCTGGCGTCTCAGACCTGAACGCTCAGGCCGTGCGCGAGGCCTTCGGCGTCAAGGGCGATGACGGCTGCTACGTCCGCATCAACCCGCTCGACGGCCACGGTGACGGCAACTCGAACGTGACGAGGTTCGCCAACGCGCTCATCGAGTCCGACAAGGATGACATCGAGACGCAATACGCCATCTACCGCAAGCTGGAACTGCCAATCCGCTTCCTAGTCCACAGCGGCCACCATTCGCTGCATGCCATCGTCAAGGTCGACGCCCTGAACATCGGCGAGTACCGAGAGCGGGTGACCTTCCTCTACGCGTTCTGCTCGAAGAACGGGCTGCACGTGGACGAGGCGAACAAGAACCCGTCGCGCTACAGCCGCATGCCAGGAGTCAAGCGCGGGGAAGAGTGGCAGCGAATCGTCGCTCGTGACATCGGCAAGCGCTCGTGGGACGAGTGGCGCGAGTGGGTCGAGGAAGAGAACGACACGCTTCCCGAGGAAGAGCCGCTTGGAGACCTCAGCGACATCCCAGACCTAGCGCCCGAGCTAATCGGTGGCCTTCTGCGAGAGGGTCACAAGATGCTCCTTGCCGCGCCTTCCAAGGCTGGCAAGAGCTTCCTGCTCATGGAGCTGGCCGTCTGCATCGCCGAGGGCAAGCCTTGGCTCGGACACGGCGTCACGCGCGGCAAGGTGCTCTACGTGAACTTGGAGCTTGACGGCATCAGCTGCAAGCACAGGTTCAGGGACATCTACGACGCGATGGGCGGCGGCACACACGGCGGTGACGTGCTGGTGCTCAACCTGCGAGGAAGGTCTGTTCCGCTCGACAAGCTGGCCCCGACGCTGATTCGGCGCTACAAGGATCGCGGCCTGAAGGCCATGATTATCGACCCCATCTACAAGGTCATCACGGGTGACGAGAACGCGGCGAGCGACATGGCGCTGTTCTGCAACCTGTTCGACTCCATCGCGACGGAGTGCGGCTGCGCGATGGTCTACAGCCACCACTTCTCGAAGGGCGCGGCGTCCAAGTACGGCAACGCGGCAGACCGCGCGAGCGGTTCGGGCGTGTTCAGCCGAGACCCAGACGCAATCCTCGCGATGAGCGAGCTGAAGGTGGACGAGGGCAAGGTGAACACCTACAGGGAGGTAAGGAGCGGCACGGTCACACCGACTGGCTGGCGCGTTTCCGCGACCCTGCGAGAGTTCCCGACACCGCCAGACTTCGACGTGTGGTTCGACTGGCCGCTGCACGTTCCCGACGAAGCGAGGATACTCGCCTCGACGAGCGACGTTGGCGAACAAGGCGTGGCCAAGGGGCAGCGTCGCAAGGTAGACCATGTGGAGGAACTTGAGACGCAGTTCGAGATGGAGACCGACGTGTCGCGTGACAACGCCATCGCGACCGAAGACCTCATGGCGGTCACTGGCTTCAGCCCATCCGTCATGAAGGACACGGTTACCAAGAGCGACAAGCTGATGGCGGCGACGGTGCTCACACCCGACGCTGGGCCAGTGAGGGTCGTGACCGTCAACGGAACCGAGTGCATCACGTACGGAAGGCGCGAGTACGTACCCAAGAGAAGCAAGGCCGGAAGCGTCATGAAGAACCGCGACTGGCTCCTGAAGGGAGGCCAGACGAGCCTATGAGTTATGAGATACGAAACCCCCTATAAGGGGAATAACTCAGACTCATAACTCACGACCAATCCAACAGACGGACGGAGATGGGAGGGGAGGGGCTTGATGCCCCCCTCCCCATCCCCTGTCCTGTCTGGTGTCTTGGAGATTGGGATTTTGAAACCGAACAACGCAACTGAAGACTGGGAGCAGGCGCAGCTCGTCCAGTGGGCTCGCCACTTCTCGTGGGGGCAGCTCCTATTCCACATCCCGAACGAGAACCACCATCACGACACGCCGCTCGGAGTGAGGTCGGGCGTGCCAGACCTGATGCTTCCCGTGCCGATGGACGGCAAGCATGGCATGTTCATAGAGATGAAGAGAGCCAAGGGTGGGAGGTTGAGCGAGTCGCAGAAGAAGTGGCTCACGTGGCTCAACGAGCTTGGCTACGTCGCCGTATGCTGCCATGGCTGGCTTGAGGCAAGGGAAGCGATAGAGAAGTACATGCACATAGAGAGAGAAAACGAACAATGATTACCTACCACATCGACCTGAAGTTCATACAGCCCGTGCTCGGAACCGCGAGCAGCAACCCCCGCATCCACGAGCAATTCATCGCCTCGAAGGCACCCGACGCGCCGTCACTCAAGGAAGAGGTCGCAGCTCTCGGAGTCGAGGAAGTCGAGCAGCGCGGAACGACGGTGTTCCCCAAGACCAAGGACGGACAGCCCTTCCTCTGGGATTACATGATCAAGGGCTTTATGAAAGACGCATGCAAGAGCATGCGCGACGCTGACGGAAGCACCTCAGCAGGGCTTGTGGCCTACAAGACCAAGATTGACACGCTCATCTTCCCGTCACCGAGAAACATCAAGCTGAACATGCCAGAGGGCAGCGGAATCCGCGTGCTTGAGC